TTATACAACGCGCTGGTGATCCTGTTTTTCTTTATGCACACGCTTTACGATTTTGTAGATCCACTGCAGCGTCAGATTGTATTTTCTTGCCAACTCAGCATAGTTGCGGCCATTACATTCACTATAGATCTTATAATCCCGTTCCGAAGCCCTACCAGAAATGCCCTTAGGGAAGTAAATACTCTGTCCACCCCAGTTTCTCATCATTCTGTCAGCAATTGCTTGTCCAACATTCGCAGCTGATTCACTGTCAAGATTTATGCTTTCAATAAGCACCTGGGACGCATGATACGCCAGATCGTTAATAATCTCAGGGAACCTGTCCATCTCCACAGACTTATCAATCATTTTTCATCTCCATTTTTTTTGCATCAGGTGCATTCCAGTACCGCTGTAGGTTCGGAAACCAGAAAAAAGTGCAATAGTTTTCCACCAACACATTCAAATCCCGAATAAATGCATGCTCTTAACGAATATCAATTATTAAATCATTTTGAGATTATTCATTAATTTTAGAAATTATTTATCTGGTTGCATCATGGTACCATTCATTGAAGTTATCCTTTGGTGGAATATCTTATAATAATTATAGATTCATGATCGCTTTTCGTAACCGTCACAGGAATCGTACGCTTTGTACTTAATTAATCTTTTAAACAAATTTCAAAAAATACTAAACTTGTTGATTTAGAGTTAAGATAGCCTTCCTAACTGTTGGCAAATCAGACAGGTTGCTTTTACGCCAGCACTCATTTTGTGAAATACTTTATCGAAAATTTTTTCTAAAGTGCTTTTCTTTATTTTAACCGTGTGAAGCGTGAGACTGGTATTTCATTTATCAGGAGAAAGTTTATGCAAAAAAAAATTCTTCCACGACTGTCAGGCTGGTTGCTCTCATCGGTGTTGCTTTTTGCTCTGATTGCATGGACATCGCCGGCACAAATTCCTGTTGCTATCTATAAACTCAGTCTTGTCTCACTTTCCGCTGTATTAGGTTACTGGCTTGACCGTAGTCTTTTCCCCTGGGCCAGACCTGACTCCTTTTGTCCATGGGAAGAGTCTTTATGCTGCGCAGCAGCAATGATTCGCCGCGCTATTATCGTTGCGGCGACCTGCCTTGCCGTTGCTCTGGGGCTATAACCATGTGGCAGAAACTTACCTTCGTGTTATGCACATTAATTAGCATGGCATGTGCCGAAGCAAAGGACCCTCCTCGTGAATCGTTACAATGGCGAAATGAAGTGATTCGCACCGCCAGAGAAATTTGGGGTCTTAATGCTCCTGTTGCGGATTTCTCCGGACAAATACATCAGGAATCAGGCTGGAATACTATGGCCCGATCCCCGGTGGGGGCGTCCGGCATGGCACAGTTCATGCCTGAAACTGCAACATGGATAAGCAAGCTTTATCCAGAATTACGCGACAATGCACCGTACAACCCTATGTGGGCCATACGTGCACTTGTGCAGTATGACCGCCGACTCTGGGACTCACTCCAGGCGAAAGATAAGTGCGAACGAATGGCATTTACTCTTAGCGCTTACAATGGAGGGCAAGGTTGGGTTAATAAAGATAGAAAACTGGCCACGTCAAAAGGGCTCGATCCTTCTGTCTGGTTTGAACATGTCGAACGGGTTAACGCTGGACGTAGTTCGGCAAACTGGCGAGAAAATCGGCAGTATCCAAAAAGCATTTTGTTTAATCGAGCGTCGCTTTATTTACGATGGGGGCCATCAAGTTGCATCTCCTAAAAAGAGGTAATAATGAAGCTCAGTATCGATTTTTGGGAAGTTATATCATTCCTGCTTTCTTTCACAGGACTAATGTTTGCATGCGGAAAACTTCTTCTGGCGCAAATTTTAAAGCAGCTAAATGAACGTTTTGAAGCGCTTGAAGTTGCCCGGCGTGAAACAGAAATTGGCTGGACAAGACTAGAACGTGAATTTCTTGAATTCAGAGCAGACCTTCCATTGCATTATGTCCGCAGAGAAGACTATCTCCGGGGCCAGGCTATTTTAGAAGCAAAGCTTGATGCTGTTTATAGCAAGATTGAGCTTATTCAGCGTGGAAATTATTAAGATAAATGGATTTATCGTTTTTTTACTAAATCAGATTAGGAGAAATTTAATAATAAATAGGCAAAGCTATATTCGAACCATTACGGCGGGGGTATAACTCTCACCGGATAATCAAGGAGGATTACCCTGAAAACATTAGCTATCATCAATGCTGTGGTTGAATGTCTACGACAATCCGATACTGGAATAGATGTGTTTATTTCAGCAACAGACCCGATGGGATATATCCCAGCAGAAAATAAAGCTACCGTACTATTGCAATACAGTAGTTCGGCTTTTACCTCGTCTGAAAGCATAGACGTAATTGTATTGAAACGGACGCTAAAAATTACAGCTACCGTAATTGTTCCGAAACTAAGTGAAGCAATAAATGCACTGGATAGTGTTCGTGATGTGTTGGGTGGAATATCTCTTCCCGGCTGCGATCGTCCACTGAGCCCAGAAAACGAAAAGTATCTCGGTGAGGACAGAGGCTTTTGCCGCTACATTCTGGAATTGGCTACCAGCATGCCGTTTATCGCAAATCAGGTAAGCGAGGATTTACCCCTACTTACAGATGTTAATTATCAGGAAGAAATTGTATGAAATATATCTATCACGGTCCGGCTAGCGGAGTCACGCTCTGCGATGGTCAGGAAATTCTGTTATGGACAAATAGCGAAATCGATCTGCCTGAAGACAATGAATGGGTGATGACGATGATAGCACGTGGTCATTTAAAACAGGTCATTAAGGAAGGAACAGAAACTAACGAAGAGGAAATTGTACATGCCAGCTAATTATCTCCACGGAGTTGAAACGCTTGAGATTGAAAGCGGCCCACGTCCGGTTAAAGCGGTAAAATCAGCCGTTATTGCATTGATCGGTACTGCGCCATGCGGCCCGGTAAATCAGCCTACATTATGTTTGTCGGAAAACGATGCCGCACAGTTTGGCCCGGTGACCGAAAACTTCACGATTCCACAGGCACTTAAAGCGATTTACGATCATGGTGCTGGCACAGTCGTGGTCATTAACACCCTGATTCCGGCCACCCATAAAACGACAGTCACAAATGAGGAAATCACTTTTGAACGCAATGGCCGAGCGAAATTAAAGCATGCCTCATTGCAATCACTATCCGTTAACCCATTGACGGGTTCTGGAGGACATTACACTTTAGATGTCGACTACACCGTTGATATGATGGCGGGTGAAATCACCTGGATCGGCACCCCATTAAACCCGGCGGACCGTGTTTGTGCGGATTATGAGTACACCGACCCTAAAAAAGTCACACCAGACTATGTTATTGGTTCAACCCACTCAAATATCGCAGGCGACCGTTCTGGCATTCAGCTGTTACAGGATATTTATAACCAGTACGGTTTCACCCCAAAAATTCTCATTGCACCAGTGTTTTGCACACAGCAATCCGTTTCCAGCGAGCTTATCGGTCAGGCGGAAAAACTAGGAGCCATCGCGTATATTGACGCACCTATCGGTACGACTTTCCAACAGGTACTGGCTGGACGGGGATCGCAGGGAACAATCAATTTCAACACCAGCTCCGACCGCGCTCGCCTGTTTTATCCACATGTGAAGGTGTACGACAGCGCAACAAATACGGAAGTACTGGAGCCGCTCTCCTCGCGAGCCGCAGGCCTGCGCGCAAAAATCGATCTGGAAAAAGGATTTTGGTGGAGTAACTCAAATCAGGAAATTCAGGGCATTACAGGTATTGAGCGTTCCCTGACTGCCATGATCGACGCTCCCCAAAGCGAAGTGAATCAGCTCAACGAAAACGGTATCACGACTGTTTTTAATAGCTATGGTTCCGGTTTGCGCCTGTGGGGTAACCGTACCGCGGCCTGGCCGACAGTAACGCATATGCGCAATTTTGAAAATGTACGCCGTACTGGCGATGTTATTAACGAATCCATTCGTTATTTCAGTCAACAGTATATGGATATGCCAATTAACCAGGCGTTGATTGATGCGTTAACTGAGTCGGTTAATTCCTGGGGGCGTAAGCTTATTGCCGATGGCGCACTTTTAGGTTTCGAATGCTGGTACGATCCGGCGCGTAACGAACAAACAGAATTGGCTGCCGGTCATCTGCTGCTAAGCTATAAATTTACGCCACCACCACCGCTGGAACGTTTGACCTACGAAACAGAAATCACCTCTGAATATTTAGTCTCTCTGGAGAGCAATAACTGATGGCCGGAAAAATTCAAATCAATCGTATTACTAATGCGAATATTTATCTCGATGGTAATAACCTTTTAGGTCGAGCGACCGAAATTAAACTTCCTGATATCAGCATGATTATGCAAGAACATAAGGCGCTTGGTATGGTAGGAAAAATCGAACTGCCAGCTGGTTTTGATAAGCTCGAAGGTGAGATTAAATGGAACTCTTTTTATCATGAAGTAATGCGAAAAACAGCCAATCCATGGCAGGCAGTAGCTTTACAATGCCGTTCCAGTATCGATTGCTACAACTCACAGGGTAAAGCAGATCAATTAGCACTGGTCACTCATATGACGGTGATGTTCAAAAAAAATCCTCTGGGTACATTCAAACAGAATGAAAACCCCGAATTTAGCAGCGCTTTTGGTTGCACCTATATCAAACAGGTCATTGACGGAGAAACGTTACTGGAACTGGATTATCTGGCCAATATTTTCCGCGTTAACGGAACTGATCAATTAAACGCATACCGTAATAATATCGGCGGCTGATTTATTCGGGGTTTCGGCCCCGAATTTAAAATGATTAATAAGGATAGCAACATGATCGAAACATACACCCTTCAGTTTCCATTTACCTCTGCTGCCGGAGAACATATCGCCGAACTGCAATTACGCCGTCTGAAGGTAAAGGATATGCGCACCGCTCGCCGTGCAAGCGATAAACCAGAAGAGTGGGACGAACCTCTAATGGCTGCAATGACCGGGCTGGTACCAGAAGATCTATCAGAGATGGATCTGCTCGACTATCAGGCACTGCAGAAACGATTTCAATCCATGCTTAGTATGGTTACAGAGCCCCCGGCAGTTGTGGCAGGCCATGGCGCTACTGGCGAGGTGGTTTCACTTTCAGCCAAGTGAAATTGATACTCTGACTGTTGAAGATTTCTCCTGCTGGCTGGATGAAGCTAGCACTCAGATTCAACACGAACATGATTCGCAGGCTTAACGCCTGCGGGTCTTCAGGCCCGGCCCCGGTTCACCTCTTCTCTGCTCCTTTTCTGGCAAACCTGTTACCGGGCACTATTCACTTATACGGAAAATCATTTTGGCCAACGATGTTATTACTCAGCTCCAGGCGCGTAATGAGGCGTTGACGCAGGCAATAGCCCGTTACGGCTCACTAAACGCCAGCACGCTACAAGCGCTCAGTGCCGAGCAAACTAAAATTACACGACTGACTCAACAGTTAACTGAGTCCGCCGTCCGCCGGGAAGAAAATGACAGGCACCGCGTTGAATTACTGGAAAAAACGCATAATTTTTCCGGACAGATCGGCAAAATTTTTAACGTCAATACTCCCGACTTGAAACTGTCTTACGAATTTCAAGACAAGATGATAGATGTGGCGGTAAAAGGCGGTATGAATGGCGCAATGCAGGACGCCTTAAGCCTGAATATCCGCGACTGGAGCCTTGCTTACAATCAGGATCAAAAAGAACTGCAAAATGCGACCTTCACGCTAGTTGAGGGCGGCATCACCGCCTTACAGGGTCTTAGCCGCTACATGCCTGACATTGCCAAAGCCGCGACGGTAACTCGTGACAGCGCGCAAATCTGGGCACAGGCTGCGATTGCCACTCATGACAAACTGAGCATCGCACCTGACGATTTCCGTTCCGCACAAAATATGCTGTACAGCACTGCAAAAGACGGCTGTTCTGTTGAGGAGCAAACGCAATGGATTAATGCTTTTGCTGGTAAAACGGGTCTGCAAGGCATGGAAGGTCTCGCGGAACTGTCCGCAACGCTGCAAATCGCCATGAAGAATAGCTCAAGCTTTAGTGAGGCTTCCGAGAATTTCGATCATTTCCTCAAATCCACCTTCTCAAAAGCGACGGATAAATGGTTCGCCAATCAGGGCGTAGATCTTCAGGGTTCGTTGCTGGAGCATCAGCAAAACGGGATTGGCGTAACGGAAGCGATGGCGCATATCGTGCAAATGCAGCTGGAAAAAATGAATCCCCAAATCCTTGAAACCTTCAAACAGGCCATGAAAATTGAGGGACTATACGCTCGTAACGATGCGCTACAAGCAGTGGTGAATAAATTCAACCTTGGCACCCTGTTTGGCGATAGGCGAACGCTGGAGTTCCTTGCCCCAATGCTGACAAATCTGAATGAATTTCGTCAGTTAAAAACAACGACAATGCAGGCAGCAGGTCAGGAGCTTATCGATAATGATTTTGACCTGAGAATAAGATCAGCAACAGAGCAAACCAAAGCACTACAGCTCGCCCTTAATGATTTATGGCTTACCGTTGGACTGGAACTTATGCCAGTGGTGAGCGAACTGACACAAAATATTACGCCGCTAATATGGCGATTCAGCGCCTGGCTGCGGGAAAACCCAGCGCTGGTGCAGGGTATCGCTAAAGTCGTTGGTACTATCTGGTTATTCAACGGTGCGCTAAACATCCTGAAGCTGTCAGTGAATCTTATCGCATCACCATTTATTCGCCTTATCGATATCTTCCTGCGGTTGAAAGCCAGCCTTGCGCTGAGTGGAGCGGCCAGTACCGCGCTGTCGGTATTTAAATCATTGGGTAATGGTATAAAAGTACTGGCGTCGTTATTGGGACGCACTTTGGTCGGAGGGCTGAAACTAGTCGGCCAAACGTTTATCTGGCTCGGTCGTGCGCTGCTGATGAACCCTGTTGGTCTAACTATCACCGCCATCGCTGGTGCAGCCTATTTAATCTATCGTTACTGGGAACCTATTTCCGGCTTCTTTTCCGGCCTCTGGACTCGCATTAAAGCGGCCTTTGACGGTGGTATTGTCGGTATCACCCGCCTCATTATGGACTGGTCCCCGCTGGGTCTGTTTTATAACGCATTCGCCAGCGTTCTTGACTGGTTTGGTATTGATCTTCCTACAACGTTTAGCGAGTTCGGCAGCAATATTCTGGATAGTCTAATCAATGGCATTCTAAACGCTCTGCCATTACTGAATAGTGCGTTTGAGAAAATTAAAGGTCTTATTCCGGATTGGGCAAAAAGCACATTAGGGATCAACACCGAAAAACCAAGCGCCGGTGTAGCCGGAACGGCACTCACACCTGGGGTTAAACCCACAGTTACTTCCTCAAACGCGGTGATGCCTGCGCCAAAAAGTTCAAAACCTTATAGGCTGCCCTCCCGGTCACCGGGTAGTGTCCAGGTACACTTTTCACCACAAATTACGGTCCAGGGCAGCGGACAAGACACAGCGGGTGAGATTAAACACGTCATGTCGCTGTGTAAACGGGAACTGGAAAAGATGATTAATGATGTCATGGCGCAACAACAGCGCCGGGGGTATGCCTGATGTATGCCGTTTTAGGAGATATTGAATTTGAAGTCGTCGCATACTGGGACGCCTTTGAAACCACACTAGGTGTAGATTATGCCAGTCATGCGCGTATAGAAGGTAAACCTGGCGTGCAATTTATTGGTGATAAGCTGGACAAGATCGCCCTGCAATTCACTTTTCACAGCCAGTTTTGCCAGCCATCAACTGAGTTCAATCGCTTGCGCGCCGCGATGACGGCACATCAGGCGATGGCGTTGGTCTTTGGCAATGGGGATTATCGTGGCTGGTTTGTGATTACCGATTTGAGTGCCAGTCACCAGCATACCGATCCCAGTGGCAATGTCATTGCCCAGAGCGGAAGCCTGTCTTTACAGGAATACACTGGCGACCCAAAGGATCCTCTTCTGCCCCCGGCCATCACCACACAGGAGCCAAATATAGACGAGATTCTGGAGGATTTCCCAGAACTCAGCGACTCCTGGTTCGATGATCTTATGAGTGCCGCAGAGGATGGAATGCGCGATGCCAAAGAGATGTTAGATGACATTGCCGACGCCATTGATGACATTAAAAAAAAGGTCACCCAGGCCAACGAATTGGTTAAAGAAGCCAAAGCGCTAGAAAAGAAGTGTAGCGATATTGTCGACTCATTAAAAAAAACGATCGACTCGGTGGAAATGCTGTTGCGGCAACCTCTGGATCTACAAACCCTTGCTGGTCTACCAAAAGCGCTGGCAGCGAAAATGCAGGCGCTACTCGACAGTCTGCCGGGGATCCACGAATGCGCCACAAGTGCCACATTACTCATTGAACATGCCGAATCTCTGTTTGATGCCATCACCAGCAGCGTAGCAGAAACGACTTATGATAACGCCGCATTGCTGGTCAATCAGAGCCGTAGCATTTTACAAAACCGCGCACAGGAAGTAAGCCAACTTGCTGCCGCAGATATTACAAGGAGTTTTTAATGCGCTACCTTGAACATGTCACGTCAGAGGGTGAACGCTGGGATAACCTCGCCTGGCGCTTTTATGGCGATGCGTTGGCCTATGAGCGAATCATTGTGGCCAACCCACACATCGCGATCCTTCCCGTTTTACCGTCGGGTATGCGGTTAATTATTCCTGTCATTAGCGTCACGCAAACTTCTTCGGAGTTACCACCATGGCTGAGATAACGGTATCCGGCGGAGGAAGTGCGACCCTGACGCCCGTTTTTACGCTTTGGTACGATCATAAGGAAATTACATATGACGTAGCGCCTTATGTCACCAGTATCAGCTACAGCGACAGTATTAAAAACGAATCGGATGTGATTGCGATTACGCTGGAAGATAGTAACGGACGCTGGATCAATGAATGGTACCCAGGTAAAGGCGACACGTTGACGCTCCATCTGGGATACCAGGGGGAGGACATGCTTAATTGCGGAACTTATATCATTGATAAAATAGATATTAGCGCCCCTCCATCAACGGTCAATATCGATGGAATTGCCACCTCCGTTAGCAAAGCGCTGCGAACAAAAAACAGTCAGGGCTTCGAGGAAACAACACTTTCTGCCATCGCCAACCGCATTGCCCAAAAACATGGTCTAACGCTAATCGGTAAAATTGAGTCGTTGACCATCGATCGCGTCACACAATATGCAGAAACCGACGTAGCGTTTCTAAAACGGCTTGCAGGGGAATATGGTTATACCGTGAAGGTAACGACGAAAGAGCTCATCTTTTCGCATATGCCGACGCTACGCTGTCTGGCACCAGTGAAAACACTTAGCCGAACGGATATTTCACATTACTCATTTAAAGATACGATTAACCGTATCTATAAAAATGCCACGGTGCAACACCAGAACAGTAAACAAAAAGAGTTGATTATTTATACACATGCCAGCAAAAAAAAATCTTCAGCGCGCGGTGCAGTAACCAGCGCGGACACCCTGAAAATAAACAGTCGGGCGCCAGATGCAGGTGCCGCTCAGGCGAAAGCCAGTGCCGCCCTGGATAGCCACAACGAATATCAGCAGACCGGTACGCTTAGTATGATGGGCTGCCCTCAACTTACGGCAGGTAATAAGATCGAACTGACCGACTTTGGTGTACTTTCCGGCCAATGGTTGATTGATAAAACAATGCACCGGTTCTCGCGTAGCGGCTACACCACTGAAATCGACGTTTCACGCGGGCCGGCAACCAGCCAGTAAGGAGGCAATATGAAAGGAGTAACACATCAGACAGGAATTATCTGCGATATTGATGAAACGGCTGTTCGCGTCAGAGTCAATTTGCCAGAATGCGATAACCTACGCAGCAATTGGCTTCCAGTCCTGCAGCGCAATACACAAGAAAATAAAGACTACTGGTTACCGGATATTGGTGAGCAGGTGGAAGTTCTGCTTGATGACAATGGTGAGGATGGTGTTGTTCTGGGGGCCGTTTATTCTACCGTCGATACTGCGCCACTCGCATCACATGGCAAGCGCTACGTGCATTTTTCTGATGGTGCCGCCTTTGAATATGATCGTAAGTCGCACCAGCTCACCATTAACGGTGGGATTGAAAAAATCATTATTGAGGTAAAAGACACGACAAATCTCACCTCGCCGCAGGTAGAGGTAAAAGCGCAGCAAGTTTTGGTAACGTCTAACACCGTAAAGGTAAAAGCGACTGATGCGAGTATCGAGGCAACAACGGTTGATGTGAAAGCGCTGGACGTAACCGTCGATGCGCCACTAAGTACCTTTACCGGTAATGTCACGATAATGAAACAGTTAACCTGGCTCGGTGGCATGATGGGCAGCGGAGGTGTTAGCAACAGTGCAGTTATCACCGGCAACGTTAACGTTCTGGGCAACGTGAATGCCAGTGGTTCCGTTATAGACGGTGGAGGAAACTCTAACCACCACTCCCACGGCTAATAATCCAACCCGCCATTCAGGCGGGTTTTTCTTTTTTAATCAATCACTTTTCTAAATCACTTTATTATCGTTCACATCATATTGGGGAGAAAATAACCCCATGAACACTAAAACACGACCCTCAACTCTGCACTGGCAACCTGCCTTGCAACGTCCTGAAGAATATGTCTGCGGGCTGGACGATATCCATCAGGCAATACATATCATTCTGCGCACACCACGCGGCAGCGATCCCCACAGGCCTCTTTTTGGCAGCAATCTGTGGCGCTATATCGATTATCCAGTCGAGCGGGCTATTCCACATGTTGTACGGGAGTCTGTAGAAGCCATTCGCAAGTGGGAACCTCGCTGCCAACTACTTAAGGTGACGCCAGCTATTGACGGTGAACATCTGACATTACGCGTGCAATGGCGTGCCGCAGACGGCGTAATCAATTCTACGGAGGTGTTATGGCGATAGCCGAACCAAATTTTATCGAACGCGATCCCGCGCAAATCACCAACGAGATGATTGCGCAATATGAAGAAGCCAGCGGTAAAAAACTTTATCCGGCACAGGCCGAGCGACTGCTCATCGACTTGTTTGCTTATCGTGAAAACCTTGTCCGTATTGCCGTTCAGGAGGCGGCGAAGCAAAACCTGGTCGCGTATTCCCGAGCCCCTATGCTGGACTATTTGGGCGAGTTGGTGGGTGTTTATCGCCTGTCTGCACAACCCGCAAAAACCACGCTGCAATTTTCAGTCACAACGTCGTGTGGAAGCAATGTGCTTATTGCAAAAGGGACGCGCGTCAGCGCAGCAGACAGCGTGTTTTTCGCCACCGACGAGGATGTTTTTCTTCCGGCTGGAAGCCTGAGTGTTGTAGTGACCGCAACTTGTACCATAGCGGGCGAATCAGGTAATGGCTGGCAGCCTGCACAGATTAGTGCATTAGTTGACAGTATAAGTACTATCGAAATCACCGTAACTAACTTAACGGAATCTACAGGTGGCTGCGGCGAAGAGCGCGATGATGCCTTACGGAAACGTATCCAGCTAGCCCCCGAAAGTTATAGCAATGCAGGCAGCTATGGTGCGTATCGTTTTCACACACTCTCTGTTAGCCCGTCAATTGTCGATGTAGCAATCCTGGGGCCGGATGAGGGGTTGCCAGAGGGCTGTGTGGAGATTTATCCACTAACGCTGAATGGTTTGCCGAGCGAGGAGGTACTTAGTCAGATCGAACAAGAAGTCAGTAAAGAGAAAAAGCGCCCGTTAACCGATCATGTCAGTGTGCGATGCGCCCCGCGCATACCCTATGTCATTCGAGCTCAGTTGACACTATTGAACACCGCCGATCGGGAGACAACTCTGACTACCGCCCAAAAAACCCTCAACGCATGGGTACATGAGCGCCAAACAAGGTTAGGCCAGGACATAGTACCAAACCAGATCATAAAGATTTTGCAGGTAGAAGGCGTATACGACGTTGCGCTGGATATGCCGGTGAAAAAGATAATGATGCCGCATGAATGGGCCGAATGTACCGACATTGAGATAACGATTGCCGGGGTTAGCGATGGCTAAATTATTCCTGCCACCGCCGCTTGCCAGCGATGAGCGCTTTTCGATTCTGGCCGATATCGCCGCGGAGCGCTTTGCGCGGATCGATTTGACGACGTTGCTGGTGAATCTGATTGACCTGGTTGATGCGTCAGCACTGCCATCACTAGCTGAACAATTTCATGTTCAAGGGCTGGAAGGCTGGTCATTTTGCTGTAATGAACAGGAAAAGCGTGAATTAATTAAACAGGCGATTGAGCTACATAAATATAAGGGAACACCATGGGCTGTTCGTCGGGTACTGGAGATACTTTCACTACCCGGTTCCATTTCAGAATGGTTTGAGTACGGCGGAAAGCCTTATTTTTTCAAGATCGATATTGAATTAACAGATAAAGGAATCGATGAAGATCTTTTCCATAACTTGATCGATATCATTCATGAATATAAAAATGTTCGTTCAAAACTGGAGTCATTAATTATCTGGATAATAAACCAGAGCACCACGCCGGTTGTGGGTTGTGCACTATTTATTGGTGAAAATACTACGGTACGACCTTTTGAGAAAATGAATATTATACAAAAAACGCCATTTTATATCGGCGCAGGGCAATGGAGCCTTGAAATAACATCTATTTACCCGGAGTAATTATGGATAATGAGTTTTATACACTTCTGACCGACAGAGGAATGGCGAAAATCGCCAGCGCGTTGGCGGATAAAAAACAATTGCATCTGCAAAAGATGGCGGTTGGCGATAGTGGTGGACGATATTATGAGCCAACTTCCAGCCAGACCCAATTACAGCACGAAGTCTGGCGCGGCGATATGAATACACTTACCGTTGCTCCCAATAACCCAAACTGGCTTATTGCCGAAGTTATTCTGCCAGAAGATATTGGCGGCTGGTATGTGCGCGAGGTGGGAGTATTTGATACCGACGGAGAACTGATCGCCATCGGCAAATTCCCTGAATCGTATAAACCTATGCTGCCAGGCGGTTGTGGAAAGCAGGTCTGTATTCGCCTGATTCTGGAAGTGTCAAACACGATGGCAGTGACATTGACCGTGGATCCAAGCGTAGTTCTGGCAACAAGAGAATATGTCGATTTACTTCTGGATCAGCATGAACACTCGACTAACCACCCCGACGCTACTCTAACACAGAAAGGTTTTACCCAACTCAGTAATGCCACCGACAGTGATGATGAGACCAAAGCTGCTACACCAAAGGCAGTGAAAGAGGCGATGGTGGTAGCGCTTAATCATACTCATACCTGGAACCAGATTACTGGTATACCGGACGGGACGCTGATTCAGAAAGGAATAGTCAAATTAAATGCTGCGATCGATAGTTTTAGTACTTTCGAAGCAGCTACGCCGAGCGCAGTGAAAGATGCTTATGAAAAGGCGCTTGAAGCGGCAACTTGTCCTGTAGGCATGCCTATACCATGGCCTTCGGACATTATCCCAGCTGGATATGCCCTGATGTCAGGACAAGTATTTAATAAAAATGCATATCCTAAACTAGCAATAGCCTATCCTTCTGGGGTAATTCCAGACATGCGTGGCTGGACGATTAAAGGTAAGCCAGCCAGTGGAAGGGTAGTTTTATCACAAGAATTAGATAATTTCAAAGCGCATAGTCATGTAGGTACCATAAATAGCACCGACTTAGGTAGCAAAATAACATCTACATTTGATTATGCTACAAAAACCACATCAACCACCGATTTAGGAACTAAATCCACCAGTTCCTTTAATTATGGAAATAAATCAACATCAACCGGAGGTGCCCATACTCATAAAATACCATCTGATGATATAAACACTGGAAAAAATATGCTTTCTCTTGTGTCATCAGACCATTCGGATGAAGATTTTCACGATCTCACCAGCTCAGATGGCAATCACTCGCATACTGTCACTATTGGGGCACACTCCCATTCTGTGGTTATGGGAAAGCATACGCATACAGTGGCTTTAGGTTCACACACACATTCGATTGCATTAGGTGCACATAATCACTCTATCACTATAAATTCTTCCGGCAGTTCAGAAAACACAGTTAAAAACATCGTATTCAACTATATTGCGAGGCTTGCATAATGACTTTTTCTTTTTCAGAAGAACCACAAATTCTATCTGTTTTTAATTTTTCATCAAATACTAGAGAATATATTGGGACATCGGATGCCTATATTGCGCCGAATACAGGGCTGCCAGAATGGTGCACCTTAATTGCCCCCCCAGAAATTACATCAGGGTCAACCCCAATCTGGCAAGGTGATAAATGGGAACTAATGGAAGACCATCGTGGACAAGTTGTTTATGACATGCAAAGTGGCAAGCAAATCGTGATTGCGGAATTAGGTCCACTGCCAACAAATGTGACCGTGATTTCTCCATCCAGTTCATTCGATCGCTGGAATGGTGAAAGTTGGCAACCGTCAATCAACGATGCAAAGCAAGCTCAAATTGCGGCGATCAAAAATCAACGCGACAAAGTTACCAATGATTTTATTGTCATCGAAGGCAATCATTTTCACAGTGACGTCAGTAGTAGAATTCAACAGATTACGCTTACCAAATTAGGTCAGGCAAATCAGTTACCGACAGGGTTGATGTGGCAGACCAAAAATAATGGTTTAATTGACTTAACTAACCACATCGCTGCACAATTTGAAACAGTAACCATGGATCATGACATGCGCCTGTTCGCAAATGCTCAACGTCATATTGCGGCAGTAGAAGCAATGAACGATGTTCAGGCGGTCATCGACTATGACTATTCTACAGGCTGGCAACCATGAGTCACCCCACCGTCTGGCTTGCTTGTTATAAAGGGCGAACAGAACACCGTGGAATTGCATGGCTGGCAGATTGGGTCACACGGAAACTTACACGCGGTATCTATTCCCACTGTGAGCTGGCCGTCTCGCATGGCGTCAATGATTACCTGTGTTACTCTTCCTCATTACGTGATCGGGGCGTGCGGGGTAAGCTTATGCAACTGCCGGAAAGCAAGTGGGATAGGATCCCGCTGAACACCAACGCGCAGGAGGTAGAGGCGTTTTTTCGAAAACACTGCGGGAAAGCGTATGACTGGAAGGGAGCGCTTGGCATCGTGATAGGTAATAAAGAACAGCGAGACCGCCTGTTTTGTAGCGAGTTTTGCGCGGAGTTCCTTCAGTTGCATGAGAGCTGGCGCTACTCGCCTAACCATCTTTATGCGCTGGTCAGTAGCAGGCAATACCACCCTTGA